AAAAAGAAATGGGATGATAAGGACCCCGATAGTCTGCGAAAACTTAAGTACCGTGACTGGTGTCAGTAAAAAGTATCGACCTTCGGGAAAGAAAAAAGCGAGAAGTACCTTCGGACTATGATCAAACAGCTAGTCAAAGGTGATCTGAGGGACATGATTGGTAGTTTCAAGAGTATGGTTAAGTCCGGCGAGACTTATTATACTGAAATACTGTAAATCGTGAACGGATTCCTTTAGAATCAAGATTCTCGTCCCCGCAAAGTGTGGGTTCGCCGTCCAACAGGATGTGGGTTCGTGACGGCATTTCAGACTTGTCTATTTAAGACCATTAAATAGATTTAAGATTCGTTCGTCCAAGGCATGACGAAAGATGAAATGCGTGAGTTGTTTGTGGATGGCGTTATGTCGAATTTTTTGAGTTTGTGCACAGATGGGAGTTCTTTCGAGACCTGTCAGATCAAATAATTATTGGACATAGTCGACAAGATGTTCTTTGACGCGATTTCTGACTGGGCGTAGGCCAGTCTTTAATAAATGTGTCAATCCGATCCATAAATAACAGTTCGAGGCAAGTAACTGTGGCAGGCGATGAAGAGAGACATGAATAAAACCTAAGTCACTCTCTTTGTTAACATACCGGATATTTGCAGCGATGAGTGGCCGTAATAAGTCGTAAAATATTGGAATAATGATTGGAAGATTGCAACCATGTAGGATTATTCACCATTATTGCGCAGAGATTGGACTTATTTTCAAATTTAAGGAACAACTCCATCAGGGCACCCCACCCGAACAACCTTGGGGAATACTTTTCGAAGTATCTTGATGGGTAAATTCATGATTGACCTTGCGGAAAAATTTGATCTATCGGCACCTCAAGGGGCTGTTGATTTTTAGCGATTTTTGGACTCAGATAAATTGATGGAATTCGATCCGAGTCAGAAGAGCTTAAAAATTAGAGCAGCAGGGGACGATGTAGTGTACATCGGTCCACCAGAGTGGGCGAGGAGGTTGGAACAAATTGTCCTACGCATGACCGCTAAGTAGTCTTAGAGTTAGCCCCGGGGGCTTGCTCAAATTGTGAAGTCAACTTAGTTGCGTCCTTGGTGGGATATTTAGTTCTGCTCAAAGTGGTGTTTTAGTTCGACTGGCCAGCCGAATGACTTTCACATGTATCGAGACATGTAAAAAACTCTGTCAACGAAACACTACTACACAAAAGCAAACCGGCACATCAGATAAAATCCGTGGATCCACGTTAAAGCCTTGCTGCTTGGATTGTAATCTGAAAAGGTGTCAAAACTGGTTTAGGATTTCTTCCGGTACCGACTATTGATCTACAAAGATTCACAATACTCCGGAGATTAAATCAGTGATGAAGAGTTGAAGTAAGTCTAATAACGATATAAATATGCTTTTTCCACTTAGCAAGAAGGTTATTAAGACTAAAATGCTGTCAACTCAAGGTTAGGGATGACTATCGGTGATCTACTCCGTCTAGTAGGAACGAATCTTATTCGTTTTCGAGGCGCGGAGCAGTATTCGAGAGTCACGGTTGTCGTTCGCTTCAAATTCAGGAAACGCAAGAATAAGAGGAAGCGTACGATACGGGGCACGTCCATCAGTCGAATGACGAAGATGGTCGTAGCAAGTTTTTCGAAATCTTGCCAATTTCGGTTTTGTCTTTGAGGAAATAAACAAAATTCTCTTCTCCAAAAACATCTTTCTTTCGGGAATCACCCACTTAGCCAGTGGGGTAGTGATTGAACGGGCTCAATGATTTTAAGAATCATTCTCAACGGCTCCAGAGTAGTAGCGATGCGGGGGAATCGTTCGAATCTTAGGTAAGACAGGTGTAGGCCTGCACTTCGACTAGAATGTTACTCATGA